TTTAATTGAACTAGATCACACAATGTTCAGGACTTTACTTCAAGCCCTGAAGGACAGAGCGAAGGAGCAAGAGGATGCCTACAAGCGTCAAAGGCGCAAGTAACCTTCGCAAGGCTCTGAAGCAATTCACGCCCGATCTAGCAAAAGAAACACAGCAAGAGATTGCTGGGTTCTTGAAGCCTGTTGTACGTAAGGCTAGAGGGTTCGTACCTTCTAACTCAGAGATTCCTTCTGGTTGGCTAGTAGGTAATCAAAAGGGCAAGTGGGAACGCGTAGCCTTTGACTCTGCTGTCGCTAAGCGCGGCATTGGTTACAAAACAACTCCAAGCAAGACTAACCGTTCGGGCTTTAAGTCTTTGGTGTCCATTCTTAACAAGTCTGCTGCTGGCGCAATCTACGAAACAGCAGGGCGCAAGTCTGGCATCGATGGCCGCTTCAGTCCAAGACTTAGCGGCTCACTGGCTGGTCAACCTCAAAAGATGCAAGGTCGCGCAATGTTCAAAGCGTGGCAACAAGATCAAGGTAAGGCTAAAGGCGCAGTGCTTCAAGCGATCTTTAACTCAGCCGCAAAGTTTAACGCTAGGACTGGTGGCAAATAATGGCTGATCTAAGAATTGATATTGCTTCCGAGTTCGTAGGTGCTAAAGCCTTCAAGCAAGCGGACACTGCTACTGCTCGACTAACCAAGCAAGTTTCGACACTTGCCAAGTCATACATTGGTCTTTACGGAGCGCAGAAATTAGCACGCAGTTCTTTCAATGCGGTTAAAGCCTTTGCAGCGGATGACAAAGCCGCTAGAGTTCTAGGTCAAACTCTTAAAAACTTAGGTTTAGGCTTTGGCGATAATGCTCAAGCAGTCAACAATTACATCTCAAGACTCGAAAAGCAGACTGGTGTTCTCGACGATGAACTTCGTCCAGCGATGGATCGCTTACTGCGAGCCACTGGCGATATAACTAAGTCTCAAGAATTACTTAGCCTTGCATTAGATATAAGTGCCGGTACTGGTAAAAGTGTTGCCCAAGTTTCACAAAGTCTCCAAAAGGCTTACTTAGGACAGAATCAGGCATTAGGTCGCTTGGGTGTAGGTCTATCCAAAGCAGAATTAGCCTCATCCAACTTTGAGGAAATCCAAGTCAGACTTACTGACTTATTTTCTGGTCAAGCAACACAAGCATCCGATACTTACGCTGGATCATTAGACAAGTTGGCAGTTGCTTCAAATAATGCCAAAGAAGCAATCGGGCGCGGTCTAGTAGATGCGCTGTCAGTTCTTGGCGGTGGTGGTCAGGGTGGCTTAACTAATATCATCAACTTAATTGATAAAGCATCCTCTGGACTTGAGACATTTATTCGCCGCTTTGGAGTAGGAATTGCTCAGGCTAAAGCGTTGCTATCTGGCAATATTTCACAATTCGTTGCTATTGGTCAGGCAGAAGCCAACCGAGGCAAAGGCGTATCTGGAATCACTCCAGCGATCGCAGCAGAACTCAAGAAGGCAGCAGCAGAAAAGGCAGCGATCAAACGCGCTAAAGAACAAGCCGCACTTACAAAGAAAAACACAGCAGCAATCAAGGAACAGACAGCACTTCAAAAGGCTGGAACTTTGTTCGATGCTGAGCAGACTCAGATCATTGCTGCACTTAAAGGCAAAATCACTGACGATGAGCGCAAGCGTCTCGAATTACAATTAGCCATCCTGACTGGCAATACTGCTGAGGCTTCTAAATTGGCTGGCGAAGTGGCAAAGGCTCAAGGATTGACTGACAAACTAGTTGCCAATCTTGCTAACCTTCCAAAGGCTTCTAATCCATTCTTGGCGTGGGCAGAATATCTAAATACTATTGAGGCGCAGGCTCGTCGCATTGCAACCATTCAACCATCCACAGGGGCAGCCGCAGCAGCAGCCGCACCATCAATGCCTTCCTTTAATGTTCCGCCAAGCATCGTCAACAGCACACCCGGCGGATACAACGGGCCGGGTGGAGTCGGTGCAGGCGGTGGATCATTCTATCTTGGCGGTCAAAAGATCACTGTCGAAGTAGCAGTCGATCCAAGTGCTGCCGCTTATGGCATTACAGCAGCGACAATCAATAACACTGCCAATGGCAATCAAAACACTTTATCTCGTAATGGTGCGTTCTCTTACTAATGAGCCAACCATCCGTCAGTGTATTCTTTGACTTCAGTGCCGGCCCAGTATTCGGCATTGCTTTCACTATTGGCGATCCTGCTAACGGAATCTTAGGAACTAACGTCCTTGCTGATTCGGCATCTGACGTGGTTGACGTATCGGATCAAGTAGGCAGAATAAGCATTAGACGCGGCTATAACCTTCTCCAAGATCAATTCCAAGCAGGAACAGCCTCAGTCAGAATCTATGATCCTACTGGGGCATGGAATCCACAAAATACATCATCGCCTTATTATCCGAAACTTGTACCTTTGCGCAAGATGAGAATCTTGAGCGGCACTAATTACCTTTTCAGTGGCTATACGACTGCCTATAACTATTCCTATCCAAAAGATCAGGAAATCGGCTTCATTGATATTGAACTAGCAGATGCCTTCCGTCTATTAAATATGGCTAATATAACTACGGTTACTGGCGCAACGGCTGGTGAAAAGACTGGCGCACGAATCAATAAGATTCTCAATACTGTTTCATGGCCGGCATCGATGCGATCTGTGGAGACTGGTCAATCTAACGTTCAGGCTGATCCTGCCACTTCAAGAACTTCGCTTAATGCCATCAAGAACGTTGAGTTCTCGGAACAGGGTGCATTCTTTGTTGGCACAAGTGGCGATGTTGAGTTCGACCAGAGAAGCACTATTATTAGCCGATCTGGCATCAACCCTACAATCTTTGCCAACGATGGAACGGGTATCGGCTACGCCAATATTAAGTTCGCACTAGATGATAAATTGATTATCAACCAAGCGAATATTACAAGAACCGGCGGAACTCTCCAGAACGCCTATAACTCTGCTTCGATTGATAAGTATTTTCCTCATTCATTCTCCACAACTGATCTGGTCGTTGAGACAGATGCAGAAGCCTTAAATATCGCTCGCACCTATGTCGCGACCAGAGCCGAGACAACGATCCGAATCGACTCACTTACGCTTGATCTCAATACTGCAAACTATTCGACTGGCATTGCGGCTGCGCTTACTTTGGATTTCTTTTCTACGGCTCAGATCAAGAACGTAGGGCAGGATGGAACAATCATCCAAAAGACTTTACAAGTTATGGGTGTTAATCATGAAATTACACCTAACTCTTGGGTAACAACCTTCACAACCTCAGAACCAATAGTTGACGGTTTCCAAATTGGGAGCAGTCTTTACGGTATAATCGGCACGTCAGTAATGACTTATTAAGGAGCAATAATGGCAACAGGTTTCCCAGCAGCGACAGGCGATGTTCTCAGCGCGGCTATGTTTAATGGACTAGTGGCTTTCACACTGAACGCCCAGACTGGTACAACTTATACAACTGTCCTCAATGACTCTTATCAAACTCTAATCACTCAAAGCAATGCGTCAGCCAATGCAATCAAGATCCCAACTAATGCTTCTGTGGCTCACCCTATTGGTACAGTGATAACCGTTCTTAATATTGGCGCAGGACTTTGCACTATTTCAGCCGTTACATCTGGCACAACTACAGTCCTTTCATCAGGCTCAACAGCCGCCGCACCAACTCTCGCTCAATATAAATCAGCCGCTTTGATTAAAACTGGAACAGATGCTTGGTACGTCGTAGGGGCTATTGGGTAATGATCGCCAACAATATAGCGGCGGTTAATGGGTTCACTCCGACAACGCCAGTTGTTACGGGTGGAACTTTAACTTCAGACGCCACTTATTATTACAGAACTTTTACTTCAAACGGCACTTTGTCAGTTAGTTCAGCGTCGATTACAGTCGATGTCTTGGTTGTTGCAGGTGGTGGTGGTGGTGGATACGCACATGGCGCAGGCGGTGGCGCAGGCGGTGTGTTGGCTTGGGCATCGGAAATCCTCACTGTTAATTCTTATACTTGCACAGCCGGCGCAGGTGGCGCAGGTCGTACGGGCGGCAGTGGAGCGAACGGCGTTAATGGCAATGATTCACAATTCGCCTCTTTAACTTTGGTTAAAGGTGGCGGTGGTGGTGGATCTTATGGCCGAGTCGGATCAAACGGTGGATCAGGCGGCGGTGCAGGTGCGGCGGCTGGTGCTGGAACAACTGGCGGAAGTGCTACATCTGGACAAGGTAACGCCGGCGGTAATTCAAATACTTCAGGCGGTGCCGGTGGCGGTGGTAAAGGCAGCGCAGGTACTTCTACAAGTTCTGGAAAAGGAACTAACGGTGGTACTTCAGTTTCGACAGTAACAAACTGGGGATCACTTTCAAGCGTATTAACTACAGCATCACTCGGATCAGGTGGAAGCATTGCCGGTGGCGGTGGCGGTGGTAACTCAAATGGCGGCCCACCTGCAGGACTTGGCGGCGGTGGCGGTGCAGCCGATGGTGGTTTAGATGCAACAAACCCATCAAACGCAACTCCTAACACTGGATCAGGTGGCGGTGGTGGCGGTGGAGACCTTTCCGCTAGTTATGGTTCAAATGGGGCTAACGGTTTCGTTGTTGTTCGCTACTTAAAGACGGCGGTTTAATATGAGTCATTGGGCAGAATTAGACGATAACAATAAAGTCATTCGCGTATTAGTTGGAGATAATAACGACCCTGCTGGCGATGAGGGTTATCAATGGTTAATCGATAATCTTGGTGGCACATGGGTTAAAACTTCATACAACAATAATATTCGCTACAACTATGCTGGAATTGGTTACACCTACGATCCTAATTCAGATGCTTTCATTGCACCGCGTCCCGAATGCGGCCATAAGGAATTATTCTTAAATGATAAGTTCCGTTGGAACTGTCAGGGTTGCGAACTTGAAATTAAGAAGTCGATAGATGAAGCCTAAGTTATGCAAAGCCGGTCAGCAATTAAGGGAACAATTCGATGACTCGTTCCCAGACCGCGATCGCAGTTCCGATGGCTGGATTGCCGATGCCCGTCATCTTGCAGCAGGTTCTAGCGACCACATACCTGATCCAGCAAATGGGATTGTTAGAGCAACAGACACAGATCGAGATGTATCTGGTAAGGCTAAACCCGACCTCATGCCCGATATTGCTGATCAACTTCGCTTGCTTGCCAAGTCCGGCGATAAGCGCATTGCCTACATCATATTCAACGGCCGCATCGCATCGTCTCGGATGGGCTGGCGTTGGAGAACTTACAAAGGATCTAATCCGCATAACCATCATATGCACGTGTCTTTCACTAAAGCAGGCGATGAGGATGGTTCGTTCTTTAATATCCCACTACTAGGAGCAGGCAAATGAAAGAGATGATATATGCAGGAATCGCATTAGCGGCCATTCCAGCACTTCGAGCAGCAATCAAGTCCTATCGCGCAAAGAAGGCGATCAAGGATGTAATCGTTGACGCAGTTGAAGCGGCAGTAGATGAGATCGATCATAAGCAATGAGTCCGCAAGATTATGCTGCACTTGCAGTGGCGATCGTAACGGTTCTGGGTGGTGTTACTGCGATGCTTCAATTCATGGTCAAACACTATTTAGCGGAATTGAAGCCCAATAGCGGTTCATCAATAAAGGATCAAGTTAACCGACTTGAAGCGCGTGTCGATACAATCATTGAGATGTTAGGTAAGTAACACTTATCTCATGGCACGTAAAAAGGCTATCGATCTAGATACCTACAATGCGTTAGATGTCTGGGCTATTTCAGTGCATGAAATGTATAAAGCCCTTCGCAGGGCCGGCATGACCACAGATATTGCACTTGCCATAATCGTTGAACCTTCGGCTTATCCTGATTGGATTTTGCCATCGCTCCCAAACAAAATCGATCCGCTTCCATACGATGACGATGAGGATTAACAATGAAAAGAACTGTAATCGTTCCCGATCTACAAGTTCCCTATCATGACGAAGTAGCAGTAAGAAATGTTGCATCTTTTATTAAGGCATACCGCCCAGATAGCGTCATTACTTTGGGAGATGAAATCGATCTCCCACAGATCAGCCGATGGACAGAAGGAATGCCCGGCTGGTTCGAGCAGACTCTAGATGAGGATCGTAACGAGACGATAGAAGTTCTTTGGTCATTGGTCGAACACGCCAAAGAAGCCCACATGATTCGCAGTAATCATACGGATCGCTTATACAACGTGATCATGAAAAAGATCCCAGCATTCTTAGCCTTGCCAGAGTTACGCTTTGAGAAGTTCCTCAAACTCGATGAACTAGGCATCACCTATCATAAGAAGCCATACGCCTTCGCTAAGGGCTGGGTGGCAGTTCATGGAGACGAGCAGGGCATTAACCCTAACGCAGGGCTTACAGCCCTCGGAGCGGCTCGTAGGCACGGTTTAAGCGTCATCTGCGGACATACTCACCGCGCTGGTCAATCGGCCTTTACAGAGGCTTCAGGGGGCAAAATAGGCCGTATCTTGCGAGGCGTAGAAGGTGGGCATCTCATGGATGTTCGCAAAGCCGGCTATACGCGCGGCACTATGAACTGGCAGCAGGCATTCGTCCTAGTTGAGGACACCCAAGTAACCCTTATCAACCTCGAAAAAGATGGCACATTCGTGGTGCATGGTCGTAGGTATGGACGATCTCGATAACGACATCCGCCGGACGATAGATGACGCTATGGATGAGGGAGAATTGTTACCAAACCGTTATCTAAAAATCGACAAAATCGCTTGATTACTGGCTAGACAGGCGTATTGTTCTACTCATGGAAGCGAGAAGGGCTCGCGGAAGTGAAAGGGCAAAAAAATGAAGTTCGAAAAAATTGGACATGGATCATACGAAAGTGGTCAGTTCTGGATTACAGATGTTCGCTATATGCACGAAGGTGATCCAGATGCAATCGCTTCATACGGAAAAACTGGTTGGGCTTGCGGTATCGAAGGTCAACTATGGGCAACTTTCAAGACACTAAAAGATGCTAAAGCATTCATCGAACAAACAGCCACAGAAATGGCGGCTGCATAATGACACTATTCGAAATCGGGTTATTACTTCTCGGTTGGTTCTCCAGCATTATGGTCTTTTACACAATGGGCGTTAACTCTGGCTATGTTGAAGGCCGACGCGCACTGCGCAAACATTATGAACAGCGCGATAAGGTGAGATCATGAAGCATGGTGAAATCTTACAAAGCGCAACGGATCTATATCAGGAACGCGGACTCCATTACGGTCATCCATCTGACAATATGTCGAGAGCAGCAAGACTCATCTCAGCCTATCTGGAAATGCCGGTTGAGGATTACCAAGTTGCAGTCATTCTCGCGCTCATCAAAGTTGGGCGATCAATCGAGGACAGCCAGCAGATCGACACATGGATCGATGCTTGCAGTTACCTCGCCATTGCAGGACAACTAAGTACTGAAGGGAACGATCTTTATGTCTAGAACTTGGGAGCAATTACAAGAATTGAAAGAACAAGCAATAGCCAATGACGATCTAAAGCACGCGATATTCTGGCAGAACGAACAAATCTCAATGCAGTTAAAGTCGGTTACATGGAATCTGAAGCAAATAGTAGAAAAGGGCATAAATGTTTAATCTTGAAGATTACGAGACAGTCGAAGAACGCCTAACTAAGTTCTGGAAGGAACACCCAGATGGTCGAATTGATACTTCTTTGGTCGAGTCAACGTTGCAGCGATTTATTGTTAAGGCTGCTATTTATAGAACTGAAGTGGATGCACAGGCTTGGACAACTGGCTTTGCAGAGGAAACCGTCTCGACTCGTGGAGTCAACTCTACGTCTGCGCTTGAGAACTGCGAAACGAGTGCGATCGGGCGTGCATTGGCTAACGCAGGCTATGCTTCGAAGGGCAAACGTCCTAGCCGCGAGGAGATGTCTAAAGTCAAAGCATCTGAGCCAAAGCCTTTCGCAGAGAAGTTAAACGACAAGATCATTACACCAGTTGAGGATGATCCGTGGACTGTGAAGGCTGTCGCACCGGCACAGACAGCAGCCGAGGCAGTTGCATTGGTGCAGGAAGTTCTCGGTGCAACCAAGATCGATAAGGACATTCCACACTGCAAGCATGGTGAGCGCATCTGGCGCACCGGCAACAAGAATGGAAAGGCTTGGGCAAATATGTCTTGCCCAGTACAGCCACAACGTCAAGAGACTTGGGCGGATGTCGATAAGTGCGATCCAATCTGGTACGTCATCGACAATAATGGCGCATGGAAACCACAAGAGGCTCGATCATGAGCGGCTTACAGTTCTTAAACCAAGATGGCGAATGGGAGAAGTTCCCTACAGATGATGAACTCTATGAGAAGGCTAAAGCGCGTGAGATGCTAAATGCGCTTCAAGTTAGGATATTGTGTCATCTATGCAACGAGCCTGTTCCAACAACAGAACTAGCATTCTGGGTCGAAGGTCAGGCAATCACATGGTCATGCAAGAAATGTCATGCCGTCAATGAGTCAAAGCCGTAAACACAGAGGCTTTCGCACAGAGCGCGTAGTGGCAGAGTTTCTACGGCACTGGTGGGAAGGTGCTGTAGTTGGTCGAGGTAATGGGCGCGACATTCTCAATGTCCCGTTCGACTGTGAGGTTAAAGCGCGTACAGGACTCGATGTGTCAGGGACACTCCGCCAGATCGAAACTAGGACAGCCAAGAGCGGCTTATTGGGGTTCGCTTGCTTTAGGCTTAATGGACAAGGTGAACGTGCTGAGGATTACGTTGCCATGCTCCGCCTAGGCGATCTGGTGGAGTTACTCGTAGCAGCCGGCTATGACAAGCGCAAGGATGTCGTAGAGGACAAAGACATAACTCGATGCTTAGACTGTGGCATCTATGCACTAGGAGAACGATGCCAGTTCTGCCGAGAGGATCAATAAATGGAATTGCCAGATGTAATGCACACTTGCCCATGCGGATATTCACTGAAGTCGGCCTATGGCTTCATGACTCAGCGAGAGATTAGCCGCATGATGTTGAACCATATTGAGACTATGCACGGGAAACTGACTTAATGCCAATCTATGAGTTCGAATGTACTAATGATCTATGCGAGGCAAACCTTCGCTATGAGAAGGAGTTAAAGATAAATGAACCACACGATGTCGAATGCGGCTTCTGCCATGAGCCGATGCGCAAGATATATTCATCCTTTGGCATTCAGTTCAAAGGCTCAGGCTTTTACAGTACGGACAAATAAATGAAAATACTTAACTTGTACGCTGGAATTGGTGGCAACCGAAAACTCTGGGGCGATGACCATGAAATAACGGCGGTCGAATACGAGCCTAAAGTGGCAGCAGTTTATAGAGATTTGTTTCCAAACGATAAAGTTATAGTGGGAGATGCTCATCAATACCTATTAGATCATTTTCAAGACTATGACTTTATATGGTCAAGCCCACCTTGCCCGAGTCATAGTCGTTTGCGCAAAAGCATGAGTGTTGGGGTGATGGGTTCTGTACCGTTATATCCTGATATGAAACTCTATGAGGAAATCTTGTTACTTCAGCACTATTTCAAGGGTAATTGGGTGGTGGAAAATGTTAAACCTTATTATGAGTATTTAATTCAACCAACTTTCATATTAGGCAGACACCCTTATTGGTCCAATTTCATGGTCGATCCTAAGGAATATGAATCAGACGGAATCATAGTCAATGGTGCTGCTCAGAGGATTGCGGAGCGATTTGGTTACGACTTGTCTGGTTATGATTTGCCGGATAAACGTAAGGCTTTGCGTAATTGCGTTAATCCCGAAATGGGTTTGCACATATTACGACACGCCGCTCTGAGCAGGACTTATGTTAATGATAATTGACAGGTCTGGTACTCTATCGGCTAGAAGCCATCAAGGCTTCAACTCGCGCCTGAAAGGCG